CAGAGAAGAACTGCAAGCAATAGCATCACAGCGACCATGGCTTACTAATATGGACGACGTTTACGCTCACTATCTAGCCAATCCTTCACGGGAAGCTGATATTAAGCGACAAGGCGGTAAAGAAGCCCTTACTAATCTCGCACAGAAACAGTCGCAAGTTCCACCAGCTTCTGGTGCTACTAATAGCGGGGTCTTTGACTCAACTTCAATTACGCCTCAAAACGTATATGACCTAGTTGATAGAAACGACCAATCATGGTTCGAGAAAAACCATGACGCAATCAGTAGGGCTATGGCTGGAAAATAACCCTAACAAGAAAAGAGAAATATCATGCCAACAGGAGCATATTCATTAACAGCCGCCAACAACATTGGCGCAACCGCTGGTGCCGTATTTCGTCCGAACGTATGGAGCAAAGAAGTCTTGATGTTTGTCAAGTCTAACTTAGTTCTATTACCTCTGATTAAACACTACGACGCAGACGTACAAAGCGCAGGACAGACTCTTGAGATTCCTAATGTTTCCGCTATCAGCGCTAACCTAAAAGCTCAAAACACAGTCGTTACTTTGCAGTACAACACAGAAACTAAAACAACCATTACTTTGAACAGGCACTACGAAAGCTCGTTCATCGTAGAAGACTTGGTAAAAGTACAAAGTGCGTATGAAACACGTTCTGACTACACCCAAGCCGCTGCATACGCTATCTCAGAAAAAGTTGATAGCGACATCGCTACGGGTATGACTACAACATGGAAGACTGCTTCGCAGGTTACTGGTGCTTACGGCACAGCAATCGCAGACGCAAACATCCTTGCTGTAAACCGCTACCTAAGCGAAAACAAAGCACCTCGTTCTGACCGTTCACTAGTTGTTCACCCTAAAGGTGAAGCAGAACTACTTAACATCGACAAGTACGTCCGTTACGACGCACTAGGTGTTGGTGGTGACGACAACTCAATTAAGAATGGAAAGATGGGACGCATTTACGGAGTAACTGTCTACATGAGCCAAAACTTGGTTTACTTGGACACAGCTACTGACGAATACAACCACCTTATGTTTCACAAAGAAGCATGGGCAGTTGCTATGCAAATGCAACCACGAACTCAAGCACAGTACAAACAAGAACACCTTGGCTGGCTTGTAACAGTGGACGTATTGTACGGTCACGGTTCACTCCGAGCTAACTTTGGTTACGTTGTCAAAAGTTAACAACGCCCTAAGTTAATAAATTGAGCGTCATTTAGGCGCTCTTTTTATTTGTATGATAAACTAAAGATAACTGGGCTTAATAGGAGATAAGATGGCACAACTAATAGTTTCAGCAGCAGCAGGAGACACACCAAAAGTTATAGAAGACAAGACTAGAGCATTAGTAGCTAACCAAGGTCTTAATAATACAAACATGTGGCATAAAATTGATACAGAGATAGCAGCGGCTGAAGGTGCAGGAAAAATTATAGAAAATGAAGAATATATTCCAGCTGAAAAGTACGGAGAGTAATAATGGCTAAGAAAAAAGTAGAAACACCAGAAGTAGAAGCTGTACCGGTAACTCTAGTCCCCCCCGTTAATGCTGACGGTTTCAACGTAGAATAAACAATAACCGTTGCTTTATTTAATACAACTTGGTACTCTTTTTATGTAAACAAAGGGTAACAATGAAATCACCACTAGAGCTAGATAACGACAACGTAAAGTTTTATAAAGTACCAAAGCAGATAGAACTGCACCCAAGACAGAAACTTGCTTTCTTGGAAGACCAACTACACCAGCTAAAGTCTATGCACTGGCGAGCTAGAGTAGATATGCTTCACTCAGCTAGGTTGCAAGAAGATGAGAACCCAACTCTTAGAGAAAAGGGTCTATCTAACATGGCTACCCACCGAAACGAAATGCAACAAAGCATTGGTGCTGTAGAAATGCTGTCTACGTTTATAGAAGAACTGAAAAAGGAAAACCCAGGAGTGGACGCTGGTGAACACCCCGAAGACGTCTAAGCTAGGAGTAGTTTTACCTAGTCGTGGGTTGATGTTCTCTGAAACTTTTGAGGAGTTACTAAATGAGTTGGCGGATTTTGACTACGAGATATTCTGGAGTCACGCCAATCCCCTACCTAAGTGCTTCAACGACCCCACAGAGAGAGCTTTAGCTGACCCAGAAGTATTCGCCGTTCTTTTCTGTGAGGATGACATGATTATCCCGAAAGGCATCTTAAAAGAGATGTTCGCCCAAAACTACCCAGTCGTAGCTTTAGACTATCCTTTTCAGCAAGACGGTGACGCTACAGTGTTACACGACCCTAAAGGTATGGCTTACTGGAGTGGGACGGGGTTCATGTTAGTAGCGAGAGAAATCCTAGAGAACATTCCGAAACCTATCTGGCAAACAGGTAGGACGTTCGACCCATTCATAGACTCCGACACTCTCCACTTCTGGCCGAGGAAGCTAGACAAAGTTCACTACGGGCTACACGACTTAAACTTTGGCTTAGTTCTTTATTCAGCCGGTGTCCCCGTCCAGCCCATGACTAAAACAGCGGGACAGAGAAAGTTATTAGAACTGGGCGACGCTCACTCTAATAATGGCGCTCACAAAATCCAAACCCTAACCAAAGTAGGTAGAGACTTGGTGAGTGGGATGATTAACCCTGAGAACGCTGACCTATTCCGAGGGGCGCTTAACAGAGTGCAGAAAGTGAAGTTCTGGGAAGAAATCCCCCCATTTATAAGTTATGACAAAGACCAACAGCCATATCTAAACGATGGGCGAAAGTTTGAGGTCGTGAAGTGACTTTAGTCTATATTCTATTAGCCATTTCCCTTTGTTTGAGTATTTCGGCTCTCATAGACACATTGAGGTACAAAAGATGAACATTAAGATAGGTGTCATCTTACCAAGTAGGGGGCTGATGTTCTCGGAAACCGCTGACGAGATTTTACAGAACCTCAAGGACATCCCTCATAAGTTTTTCTTCTCACACGGAAATCCAATACCCGATTGCTTTGAATTACCCACGGAGAGGGCGCTGAAGGACAAAACTATCTCGCACCTATTCTTTATCGAAGATGATATGATACTGCCCCCAAACACGCTTAAAACGCTTCTAATGGAGGATGCTAATGCCGTAGCCTGTGATTACCCCATCAACCAAAAAGGCAGGGGTTCGGTATTTTACGACTCAGGGGGCAAGGTAGTTTTCTGCGGTACGGGCTGTCTCTTAGTAAAGAGGGACGTATTCAAGGCTCTCAAAAAACCATATTTTACCGACAGAGTGAGGTGGACGATATTCAACTACGGAGAGTCAATAAAGCTCGTAGCCTCAGATAACGTTACGGGAGATGGTTACGGACTGCACGATATTACTTTCTGCATCAAGCTGTGGAACGCTGGCATTATAGTGAAAGTCGCCCCACTAAAATTAGGACAAAGAAAACTCATCTCTCTAGGAAAAGCTGGCTCTAACAACGGAGCACACGTTATTCAAGAGTGGAGACGGATAGTTAAAAACCTCAGGCTTAAGGAAGTATTAAAACAACCTACGGCGCTAGGAGCTAAATCTAAGCTAGTAGTTGTAGACACCCCGACTGGCGCTATCACCACTTCTCGCTCCCACGCAGATAATCTAGTTAAACAGAAACTAGCTACTTACCCAGCTAAACGGTTTACGATTATAGACGATTTGGACGTTACGATATGAAACTTATTATTTCAATGATTACCTATAACCGTCTTGAATACAGCAAGCAGACGCTCAGGAGTTTATTCAGCACGATAGAAGTTCCTTACTACCTCATAGTCGTAGACAACAACTCCGACGACGGTACGAAAGAATACCTCGCCAGTCTAGTAGACAGAGGACGGATAAATCAAGCTATCTTTAACGATGAAAATTACTACCCAGGCAAAGCCACTAACATTGGATGGAAAGAAGGCTTAGAGGAATACCCTCAAGCCACCCACTTAATGAGATTAGACAATGATATGCACTTTGAAAGAGGGTGGGACTTTAGGGCTGAGGAATACTTTAAGCAAATAGACCGACTAGGACAACTAGGATTAGACTTCGATGGCGGAGAGAACAAAATCCCGCAATACTACAACAACATGGGGTTAGTGGAGTTTCCTGGTTGTGTTGGTGGACCTAACATTATCCGTAGAGAAATATACGACTCAGGGGCAAGATACGACGAAACCCCGTGGGAAGGAAGTCGCAGCAAACTTCAAGAAGATTCTAAGTTCTCAAGACTTGTCAAAAATGAGGGTTGGTTAGTCGGACACATGGATACTAGGTTAAGTTGGACTTTTGCCACCAAAAAGAACTGGAAAGATTATAAAGATTATTACGAAAAAACAATGTTTGATAGAGGCTATGATGACGAAGTTAAATACATAGAAGGGTTAAAATGAAAATACTCATAACTGGTGGTACTGGTTCTTTTGGTAATGCGTTTGTCAAACGATATAAAGACGAACACGAACTTACAGTGTTTAGTCGTGACGAAAATAAACAATTTGAAATGCGTAAAGAATACCCTAACGTAAGATATGAAATAGGCGATGTAAGAGATAGAAGTAGAGTTGGAGAAGTTGTGGCTGGACAAGACAGCGTGTTCCACGCAGCCGCCCTTAAACAAGTACCAGGCTGTGAGTTCTTTCCATTTGAAGCAGTCAAAACAAACATACTTGGAGCAGAACACGTTATAGATGCTGGATTAAAGGCTGGTGCTAAAGTAGTCTGTCTATCAACCGATAAGGCAGTCTACCCAATAAACGCTATGGGTGTGTCTAAAGCTATGATGGAAAAGTTGGCTATCTCTAAGGGTGCTCTTGTAACTAGGTACGGAAATGTAATGCGCTCAAGAGGTTCAATTATTCCTATCTGGGAAGAACGTTACAAACAAGGTTTACCCTTACTTGTTACGAACCCAAATATGACTAGGTTCTTAATGTCGCTTGATGAATCAATAGACCTTGTAATGTATGCTTTAGAAAAAGGAGAACCAGGTGATTTGTTTGTGAGGAAAGCCCCTGCCTGTACAATGGAAACCCTCGCACTATCTATAAGCAAAGATTACGAAGTTATTGGCATAAGGCACGGAGAGAAAATGCACGAAACCCTAGTATCAGCAGAAGAAATGTTACGGACAGAAGATATGGGTACTTATTACAGAGTAAAGCCAGATTCAAGGGGTATGAATTATGAGCAGTATTTTAGTGTGGGAGTTGAAGCTGAAAGTAAGGCTTTTACCTCAGAGAATACTACTAGATTAGATGTTAAAGCAGTAAAAGACTTATTATGAAAGTTATGAGCATAGTGGGTACTCGCCCAGAAATAATAAAGATGTCCGAGATAATCAAGAAGCTAGACAAACACACCGAGCATACCTTTATTCATACTGGACAGAATTACGACTACGCCTTAAATGAAATATTCTACAAAGACCTAGATTTACGCAAGCCAGACCATATTCTTGACACCAAAGGAGATAGTTTAGCCGAAACAGTTGGAAATATAATGTTCGAAGTAGAGAAGATGCTAAAACTATACGAACCCGATGCAGTAGTTATACTTGGTGATACTAACTCAGCTTTGAGTGGAATTATCGTTAAGCGTATGAAGATACCATTGTTTCATTTAGAAGCAGGTAACAGGTGTTTTGACGACAACGTACCAGAAGAAATCAACCGTAGAATAATGGACCACATATCTGACGTAAATCTTGTTTACACGCAGGGGCAACGACTTTACTTAAGAGATGAAGGGATTGCCAAAGACCGACTATTTATTATGGGTTCACCTATGAAAGAGGTGTTCAGCAAACACATGGATAAGATTAACTCAAGTTCTGTCCTAAAAGATATGGGTCTTGAATACCCAGAAGCCGCTATGGTTTCCTACTTTCTAGTTAGTTTACACAGAGATGAGAATACCGAAATACCAGAGAATCTAACTATTTTATTAGACACATTAGACGCTATTGCCAAGAAGTACGAATTACCTGTAATTGTTTCAACGCACCCACGACTCAGAAAAAAACTAAGAGGCATAAGTTTAGATAAAAAAGTTAGGTTCGTAGAACCACTTGGCTACTTAGATTACAATAAACTACAAATGAACGCTAAATGCGTAATCTCTGACTCTGGTACAATCGCAGAAGAATCGGCAATACTAGGTTTTCCCGCTATTACTATTAGAAACGCCCACGAACGAGCTGAAGCTACTGATGCTGGCTCTATTCTAATGACAGGAGTTAATAAAGAGAATATTCTAGACTGCCTAGAAATTATACAAACTCCCACCACTATTCCTGATGGGTACAATGTCGAGAACTGTTCTGACAGAGTTCTGAAAGTTGTATTAGGTTACACTCCGTATGTTAATAAGTATGTGTGGAGAAAACGATGACTTTAACAATACTGATAGCAACCGTACCCAGTAGAAAGAACTTGGTAAAAAAACTTATAACTAAACTAGAGAAGCTGATTGAAGGCTACGACGATATACAGATATTCTGTCTTTACGATAACATGATGATTACTACCGGAGCTAAGAGAAACAAACTGATGGCTATGGTAGATAGTGCCTACGTCTGTTATGTGGACGACGATGACATGGTTTCTAATGATTACATAGAAGAAATCTACCCACACCTCAAGTCGCTACAATACGATATTGTATCTTTTAACGTACACTACAAAGACGACGTTGGTGGAGACAAAATATACGACTTCAGTGAATATCCGCCCACTCATGTTCATGTCCGTAAAACAGAAAAAATCACCAAACCATTTGCCGATATTAAGACTGGAGAAGACCGCCAATGGATGCTAGAAAACTCACCCAACATAGGAGAGGTACTTCATATCCCGAAAGTTCTCTACACCTATAGATTCAGCACCACCCATACGGAGGCGCAGAAATGAAACTAGAACAAATGCAAGTACATAAAGACCCCAGGGGTTCGTTCGTAGAAGCCTTTAAGCTCCCTAACGACGGACAGGTTTCCTATATTATAGTCAATCCCCATGAATCCAGGGGTAATCACTTCCATGAAAGAAAGACAGAACATTTCATGGTAATCTATGGGTCGGCTAAAATAACCTCTAAGAATAGAGATACCGATGACGTGATGGAAGCTACTCTTTCAGGCTATAAACCTTTCGTTGCAACAATCCCGCCCAACCATACTCACAGACTAATAGCGTCTGATGAAGGCTGTATATGTTTAATTTGGTGTGATGAACAATATAATAAAGGGGACGCTGACACGTTCCCAGAGGAGATATAGATGAACAAGTTATATCAAAGAACCTACTTAGACGAGCCAAAAAATGCCACACAAAAATATTATAGAGAGAATAAAGAAGAAATAGCAAAGTGTGATGTAGTTTGCTCAAATTGTCATAAACTAAGAACTTGGAGGATAGCGCTATAAATCCGTACAACTATGTCAAAGAAGCAACCGACCCAGACAAAAGTTTGTTAAGTTTGTGTTGCGGAATAGGTTTAGAATTATCTTACCTACAGACTCAAGACGTGACAGCAGTAGACTTAGCTCCACAATATTTAGCCGAAGTTAAGAACCGTTGCCCACAAGCTAAAACAGTAGAGAGTGGAGCTTTGGAATACTTAAAGACTCAGAAAGCTAAATCTGTCGATGTAATCTCAATCATAGATGGGATAGAACACATGGATAAAAAGACTGGAATTAAAGTCATCAAAGAAATGAAGCGAGTAGCTAAAGAAAAGATACTATTATTCACACCACAAGGCCCCAGTGAAGATGGTTATTTAAGAAACGAGCCACACAACGCATGGGGGATAGAGGGAGCCGACCACCTTCAACAACATCAAAGTGGCTGGACGATAGACGAACTTAAAGACCACGGGTTCACTATTCTGTTAGCTGTTTCAGATACCTCTCAGCACGGAGAACCATATACGGCAGTAATGTGTGAGTGGAATCGTGTTTAGCTTTGTCTTCCCGATGGACACGAACCGCCTAGAGCAGTTCAAGGTTACCAAACAACTCTATGATGAGATGGACTTCGTAAAGGAGTTCGTTATACCCACTAGAGAGAAAGTGGCAGTCGCACAATATCTGAAAGAGAACAAGTTAAATAAAGATGTACGCCTCTTGTCTTATGTAGTGGAGGAGGGGTTCAATCCCAGTAAGGCGTTTAACATAGGAGTTAGAAAAGCCAAGTATGACAACATTATTATAACTAGTCCTGAGGTAAAACCATCTACGGACGTACTAGAACAGTTGAGTCATTTACTAGACAAGAACGTAATCTGTGAAGCGTGGGATGAGTGGCAGTTTGGCGACCTGCATCTTTTAGTTAATAGTACGTTTAAATGTGAGTCTCCTTTTATGTATTTTTTAGCTATGTTTAAAAAAGAAGATATTAAAAAGATTAACGGTTGGGATGAGGACTTTATGAAAGGCTACGCATGGGAGGACAACGACTTTGGTGAAAGATGGAATCGTGCCGGTCTACCATTTGAAGTACATGACGAAATAAAGGCACTCCACCAGTATCACCCAAGAGTAGAAACCATAAGAAATGGCATGGCTACAAATCAACAGCACTTTTATGCTAATACGGACAACAATGTTATCTACTGTAAAAATGGTCTAAACAAAGTATAATAACGATAACTGGGCTTAGAAAGCTATAATGGACACAGATAAAATACAGGCATATCGAGACGAACAGTTACGTCAATCTGAACGAGAGCAGGAACTAGCCGAAGTTAGCGGTGTTGGTAACAAACTAGACAAAGCTCTTAATTTCCAAACCAATAAGCTGATAGCCAACGCCAAGACTCGCATTAACAAAGTTCAATCCGTAGACTCGATAGCCTCTCCTAAGGACATACAGGCTGTAGTAGACGGGCTTAACGCTCTAGGCAATAAGCTCGCACCCAAAGAACTACAACCAGTTATAGACGCTCTCAGTACCGTAGTCGGCGAGATAAGTAAGCTCCCAAAGAACTTTCCAAAGATGCCAGAGTTCCCCAAGTTTCCCGAACTGCCAAAGTCTACAAAAGTAGATAACTTTAGTGAGATTGAGCCATGGCTTAAAGCTGTCGTCGTAGCCATCGGTAAACTAGAGCTGAACCCTAAGATAGAGGTATCTGCCCCGAACGTAACCGTACCTGAAACTAAGGTAGACCTTTCTCCTATTACTCAAGGGCTAATAGACGTACAAAAAGCTCTCAATAAAATAGAACTTCCCAAGACTGATTTCAGCAAACTAGAGACCGCCGTCAAGTCCACGACTACAGCAATAAACTCTCTATCTTTCCCTGCCCCTAATTACGTTATACCTTTCAAAAATACGGCTGGTGCAGGTTCTCAAGTACAGCTAAACTCTGGTGGAGCACTTCCAACAACGGGTCCATTTTTAACTAAACCATTTGACCGTTTAATAGTGACCTATACAGACAGCACTAAAACAGTTATTTCTACCGTAGTTAGTAAACTAGCTGGCGTAACACAAGAAACACTAACTAACACTGTTAGCGCAACAGTAGACGATTTCCAGAGAACATAATGGCGTTAAACTTTCTCATAGATTACTTGACAGGACAGTTAGCGTTAGTTATGAATATTACTCCTGCAGGGGCTGGTCCAGTTCATGGCGCTTCATTACTACTTGAAACAGGCGATTATTTATTATTAGAAACAGGCGATACTTTACTGTTAGAATAGGAATACAATGGTAGATACTAAACTCACGGCTTTAACCGCAGACGCAACACCAACAAGTGATGATTTAATCTATGCAGTAAAT